TTAGATATACTGGAAAGCCAAAAAAGATTAAAAGCTAACTATCAGATTATATATAAGACTTACAATAACGATAAAAATTTAATATTCCCTAATCTACACGGAAATTACATTATACCTAGCCACTTTAGAAAAGATTTAAAAAAGATAGTAAGTAAGGAATTTAAGATTCACAGTTTAAGGCATACTCATGCTAGTTTATGCATTGATAAGGGAATACCTATTGAATATATCTCAAAGAGGTTAGGACACGAAGACACTAAGGTTACACAACGAATTTACATTCACAAGACTAAGAAAAGTCAGAAAAAAGAGTTTGATTTATTCAAGGATATATCATTTTAAATAAAAAAGACTAACATTAAAGTAAATGCTAGTCTTTTGTTTTTGCCTTATTTTGCCCTTTTTCTGCCCTTTTATTTTATCTTACTACTTGTTAAAGTTGATATAATAAGGTTTGTTTATTTGTGTTTCATATATGGAAAGTCTAATCATTTCATTTCACTACATTTCAAAAATGTACAAAAACGCTTGTTTTAACGTGCTTTTAGCTTCATTTCATTTCAATAAAACGTGCTATTTTGAAAGATTTTGTCCTTTTTCTGCCCTTTTTTTTATGGTGTCTTTACCATTGATTAATGGTTTACTTTTATATAATAACATAGATTCAAGAAATATAAAAGAGGTAGTTTTTTACTACCTCCTAAATTTTATCTTGTGTTGTGTAAGCAACTTAACACGAACTCATTTTTGTTAACTACATCTTCATATTCGCTAAAGTAAAATTGATAATTTCTATCAAGGTTTTCATCGTCAAAATTCACTTGAAATATTAAATGTTCGTAGTCATCTTCTCCTAAATGCCCTAAATGGCTTTTTAACTCTTCTATACTGTTAGATGTTGTAATGTCGTTTGGTTTATCTTCAAACCAAAAATCAACCCATGCTCCCTCTTCTAATACTAACTCATTTATTATTGTCATCATTTTATCATAGTTTCTCATGTCTAATCTCTCCTTGTATTCGTATAATTTTTTAGCTATTTTTAATGTCATATTCTCTAATGCGTATTTACCACTTCTGTAATTTTGGATAACACTTAATGTAATTCCAGTATCTTTAGAAATTCTGTAATCTGTAACATCACTTTTTAATAATTCTTCTATTTCTTTAATTATTTTATCCATTTTTACACCTCTATAAAAAACTTAAAACTATTGAAATTATCGTTGCTATAATTCCAAGTACCAATATCACCATTTGTATTTTTTGTATTTTTTCTTTTTTCATGATATAATGTGAACATAAGCAAGGTACTTGGGGTTTTTCAACCCCGTTCCCTTTTTGATTTAGAAGATTTTTACAATTAAATCTATTAAAGACTTTATTATCTGTAATATAGCGAGTATTATCGATAGTCTTATTAGATTTGTTTGTTGAGAATCTTCTTTTTTATTTTTTAGTTTCTTGCGTTTGTTCACTGTTTCACCTCCTTACATTTATTATTATACTCTATATAAGGTATAAAGTCAATAGTTTTTATAAACTTTTTTTAATTTTTTAATAGAAATTTTTAAAAATTGCTGTTGTAAAGGAAATTTAGACATAAAAAAAGAAGCCCAGCAATTAAGCTAGGCTTTTAGAGACAAAAGGAAATTGTCTCTCCGTTCTCGTCCGTTCTTTTATATTATATCACATTATTCACACTCTGTTAAGTATTTATCCTCAATCCACTGGTCTGAATCTTTGTAGTTAACTCTACTCCAACCGTCTTTTTTCTCGTAAACTCGAACTCTTGTTCCAGCTGCTACAAACTCTTTATCTTCGCTGTTAAGGTCTGGTTGACTTTCCAGGTAATAGTCTATTGATACTGTAGCTTCATAATATGGAGTGTCGCTTTTCTCTAGTGTAACATCTTCATCTAAGATTGATTTTTCAACCACTTCCGCAACGTTAGTATTTTCTCCTACTTTGACCTCTCCGCTGTAAAGTTTTTTCATTCTATCAATGAAGTATTCTCTACATGCTTCTGTTCCTGCTCCATTATAAACTCCGCCGTTAGCATGTAACTTCATTGAACGGTGCGGACAAGCTGTAGCGCTAAACTCATGATGTAATTTAACTGTATCAGAGTTAATAGGTAAACCATAAGAATCTAGCACTTCTGCTGCTAATAGTAATGCTGCGTCTTCATTTGCTAAAAAGTCTTCGTCAGAAGCGGTCATACTTTGACATACTTCAATACCTACACCGTTAGCGTTACCGTAAGCGTTAGCTGTGTGCCATTCTTGGCGGTTTGTAGGTTGGAAAACGTAAACGTCATTACGGTCTACATAATAAGCTGCAAAACCATTTGAAAGAGTGCCGTTATTAACTCTATCTGTTAAAAATGCGTCATATTGTCGAGCTGTGTTCCCTCCTGCGTCATTGTGAATTACCACAAAACTAACGCTGTTTTTTGGTGGTGTAAAGAAAATCCCTTGTTGAAAATAACTACTATAAATTTCTGCCATTGTTTGTTCCTCCTAAAATTAAGTAAAATAAAAAGACTATTTACTAGTCTTGTTTTGGCTCTTTATAAGTTAAGGCTTGTTCGCTGTCAGAAAAACCTTGTGTTGTAGGGTCGTTAACTATTCCTAATAGACCTAACATTAAAAATACTGTGTCAACAATTCCGTTAATATTATTGTTGAACATTTCAGTATTTAAGTTATAACCTAGCAACATTGCAACTTGTTTGACAAGTAATAGTAATGCTGCTATGAACGCTAATACAAAGCGTTTATTCTTAAAACGTACTTTCCAATTTATCATATTTTACACCTCCTTTCATTAATTAATTTTGCGGCCATGGCTCGTTAGTTAAATAAGAGATAGAACTTATTCGTATATCTCCAATATCTCTATCTGTTGGCACAGGGTCAGTGAACTGGAATCTTAACTGGTTATAGTCTCCAACGCCTCCTAAATACCATGTTCCATAAGGGATACCTTTATCATTATATATATTTCCAATAAGCGAAGCCTCAGTTCTATAACCTGCTGGAATTCCATTATTTTGAATTATATAACAATTTCGTTCTCTGTCAGAGCCTTGTAGGACATATCCTGTTCCACCTCTTCTAACGATGCCAAACCAGCCCCAGCTTAATCCTCCGAATTGATAAGACACTACATTATTCACACGTCTTATTTTGACAAATGAGTTCCCTAATTTTGATACAGAAGGCAGTATTTTCCAGCCAGTATCTCCGGTTAGGACTTCCCAACCTGTGTTACCTGTTCCAGATTTCTTAATCCATTTCAACGCTCCGTTTGTTACTGCTTCATCTACATAAGTTGTTCCAACGGGTGCTGTAACTACTCCGTTTGGCATTCCTCGTCCGTGTATCTCCCATTGTTTCGCTTCAAGAACTTTTAATCGGTTGTCTAGTTCAGTTGTGTTGTCTGTGTTTCCGGTGTTGGTTGGTAAATATCTTTGAATTGTTTTATTTGTGATTAATTCAATATTATCACTATCTCCAAATTCATAATCAGGAGTATATCCTTCTGGAATTGCTTTAGCTAACGTATATAAAGCTAAATCTAATTCAGTGAAAGTAAAATGACCTCTGTAAATTTTACGTTCATTAGCATTAACGAATACTCTCCCGTATAATGTATCATCACTTTTACTTCCTTTTACTATTTGTGAATATTCACGAGCGTTGTTAAATCCTGTAAAGTAAAAGGGAGAATCTGCTTTATTTAATTTAAAACTTATCTCTCCTTGTAAGTTTTCTATTTGTTTTTTAGTTGCAAAATCATTAGTGTCATCATTCCCACTAGATTTTATATACTCTTGATAATTTCTATTTGTTAGAATGTCAACACGTTGATTTTCATCTTTATAGTTATAATTATCTGGAAATACCTTAGCTAATGCATACATCATGTCTTTAAAGTTTGTAAAACCATTTTTGCGGTACACTTTAGTTTCTGTTGCGTTTTTGTAGATATCTCCTATATATGTTTCTTTAGCTTCTTCGCTAAGTCCTGTTGTTACTTCATTGAAATATTCTTCAACACCTTTTTCATTTGTTGAACTTCCCAAAACACCACGGGTTGCACTTACAAAAGTATTTAAATCAACGTATTTCTCTTGACCTTCTTCATTTAAGAAAGCCTTTCTAAGTTGTTCTTTAGTAATGAGGTTGTCAACTGTTGGTTGACTGTTCCTAAGTTCGTCTAACTGTTCTTTAGTTGCAAGTCCCGAAACATCTTGGTGTTGTGTCAAATAACGCTTGTCTTCTAACTGTGTAGTCGTTACAAAGTTACTAGTATCAATGTTAGCTGTTACCGGTCTATCTTTTAATTCTTTGATTTCCCTTTTAATTTCAGAATCATCATAGCTTGATGTCACTGGTCTAGCTTCTAATTGTGTAACTTTAGCTGCAACATCATCAACAGATGTTTTTGTAGCAAAGTTACTAGTATCTATTGTTAGTTGAGTTTTAAGCTCTTCTAGTTTGCTATTTGAAACATAGTCAATAGGTAATTCTGATTTTTTAGCATAATCAACTAAACTCTGGTGTGTTGTTATGAACCCTTTGCTGTCAACTGTGTTGTTAACTATATCTACTACATTTGGCATTTCGCTTTTAAGTTGATAGTCATTCAACGTTGCTGTTCTCACAACGTCCGATATATCGCTAGTTCTTACAAACTCTGATAAGTCTGATTTTAAAGCGTAAGTACCTTTAGCCTTTTCTAGTTCCTCTGCTAACACTTTTTTTGTTAGTACGTCTAACTTATCAACAACTACACTATTAGCAAAGTATCTCTCTTTAATAGGTAGATTGTCTTTTAAATCGTACTCTGACATTTTGACGTCAAAACTAAATGAGTAAATATCGCTTTCTTTCTCTTCATTCTTCAAGATGATATAGCAGTTAACTCTTTCGTTATCAGTAATTAAGCTAGTGTCAAACTTAAACTTAATCTTGTTGTCTTCAATTCTTCCTTGCGTTTCCCAATACTTAACAGACTTAACAAACTTGAATAGTACTGTTATTTCTTCGTTAGTTAAAGTGTAATTACTAATTGTTAACTCAAACTCATTGTTATTTTTGTCGTGAGAGTAAAGCTCGCAATTACTGCGAACTTTAATTCTCTTATTTACTGTGCTGTTAAATGTTAGTTGTATTTTTTTATCTATCATCATTTACCTCCTTTATCATTTTTTACTGGTAAATTTTTAAAGCGTTCAAACATTTCAGTTACTGCTCCGTTTCCTTCAAGCTCCTTGTAAGAGTGATATAGTGTTGTAATGTCCCTTAACTCTTTTAATGTTATATAACCTCGTTCTATTAACTCATTCATATCTTGTAGCAGTCTATAGCGGCTCAATATTCTTGTTCCGTCTGCTGTCTTTTGAACTAAGACTTTTAACTCTATTAACGTAGCATTAATATTATTGAGGTTGTTATTACTCTTTTCTAAGTAATGTTTAACTACTAACACTAATACTGAACTACCACCACCAACTAGTGCAACTAGTAGACTATCGCTCATTTTTCACTTTCTCCACAAGAGCTTTTAATTGTTCGTTAGAGTTAACAAGTTCTTTTAATTCTTTAAGCTCTTTGTTTTCGTTAAGCAAGTTCTCATAAGCTATTTTATAGTTTGCTAGTTCTATTTTTGATTCTGCTAATTCTTGCGCTATTAAATGTATCGGTTGTAATTTATTTTCCATTGATTCTTTCCTCTAATCTTTCTATTTTTTGTAAAAGTTCTTTGTTTTGTTCCATTAACTCCTGTACTCCCTTAATAGCGTACATGCTTAATCTAAAATGCTCTATCTCTAGAATATCTGGACTTTTAGTTACAAGTGAATCATCTAGCTTTTGAACGTCTTGTGCTATTAATCCTAGCTTAACGGGTTTTTGGCTTCCTGTTTCTTTATATTCCTTTTTCCAACCAAATCTTTTAAACTGTAGCTTTCCAATTAAGTCTAACGCTCTTTCAGCTGTAGGGGTGATATTCTCTTTTAGTTTTTGGTCAGAATACGTCTCTCCTATCCTTACTGCAAAATAGTTTGAGTTATTTTCATATGGATAACCGAACATGATTCTTGAACCACCCTCTGCACCCCATAACCACCCTATCCACGATATTTTGGAGTAGGTCGGATTTCCTCTATATCCCCACGGATGAACAGGGTTGTTATTACTAACGTTTGAGACAACTACAGACCCCATCAAGTTACTGAATTTCTTAATTCTGTTATCAAAGAATGGGAATCCCATTTTAATTTGTCCATGTACTGTCATTAATGTTTCATCGTATATAGGTTTCGCTTCGTTTGGACTTTGAATATTTGTAATGTTAAACACAGATAGTCCCTTACCTAGTGAGTTATGCGTTGCGTTAAACTGCACACCTACTCCGCTTGCATCTGGTCTGTTTTCGTGAGGTAAAACAAAACGAACACCAGTTCCGAATGGCTCAAAATAACCATTATCCCCTATTCTCACTTGTGAACGCCCTGTTATAATAAATCCATCTAGCGTATGTCCCTCTAGTTGCGTTGTGTTGATTTTAACAGTTTTTAAATTGTTGATAAAAGCATTTTTTGAAAATAAATTGTCAATGAATCCCTCATTTGCCATTAATTTATTAATCATTCCATCATCAACTTTTAAATGCGTTCCCTCTATTGCTTCTGCTTGTATGTGTGTTCCTTTGATAGCTCCAAACTTGATATTAGCAGCCTCTATTGTACTAACTCCTAAATGTTTACCTTGAATACTTCCGTCTACTAATAACTCTGCATCTTTCTTTTTAGTAATTTTTAGATTTGAAATAGTAACAGGATTAGTATTTTCATTCATTAAGAGTTTGAAACAATACTTTTCTACGTTATTATTTGCAGCTCCTAACCACTCAACAAGAATGTTTTTGTCTAAAAATTCTATACCTTGTCGCTCACTACCTTTTTCACGAATTAAAAAGTCTTCGTTGTGAATTGCACCGTCTTTATACACCGTTTCAACTCGTAAAATTAAATTGTTTGTTAGTTGTCCTTCCCAGTCTAGCAAGCCTTTTACAACGAACTCATCCCCTCTTTTTAGGTTGTCGTGAGTGATATAAGGTGTAATTTGCATCTCGTTAGAATCTAATTTGAATGTTTCTCTTTTTTCAAAATTAGCTATGTTATCGTAGGTTGGTGTAATTACCATCCTATCCGTTATAGCTTGGATGTTATCGGGATTAGTTACAAGTAAACTTGTTAATGTCTTTCCGTCTACTTTTTTTCCTGCTCCTAGCGTTATTCCATCTTTTGTTACGCTAACTTCCGATTTTTTCAATACATCGTTCTCAAAAGAGCTTACACTTGCGGATATTTCGTTGTATTTCTGATTGAAATTAGATACAGCATTATCAACGTCATGCTTTACTTGGTTGCTTATTCCCTCTGCAGTTGCAGCTAAAATAGTGTTAAGCTCTGTTTCTTTGAACTCTGTTAAAAAACCTTTGTTATTAAGTTTTAAGCGCCCCCAGAACTCGCTGGTTTCGTCTCTCATTTCAATATCAAGGTCTCTTAATTGTTTGAAGATACCACTTAATGAGTTTGCTTTTTCGTAAGGACGTTCAAAAAACGTAACGTCTGTTCCACGTTCTAGCTGTAGTTTTGCTATCTTGGTACTTCCGTTACATCCCATATGATATAATCTAACCTCTTCATCTTTTACAGTAGGCGTAAAGGTGTGTTCATATTTGCCATTTCTAAATAATGCAGCTTGTTTCTTACCATTTATTTCTATATCCACTTTTCCACCTACTCTCTATATAATTTGATTGTTACTCCTGCTATAGAGCTTTCCCCTTGCCATCCCATTTTTTGAATAAACGCTTCTTTATCTTCTGGACTAGCAAAATAAATATAAAATTGATAATTAGAATATCTAAAAGATTTCATCGTATTAACTTCAACATCGTTTACTGTTATTCTTTTAACAATATTTGCATCTGTGAATCTATAATCATTTGCTGCTACTGAAATAAATTCAGAAAAATCATCGTTGAACATTAAAAAACAACCTTCTAGCTTTTTAAGTAAGGTTGTGTATTCCCATATTAATTTATTACCTATGTATCGCTTTATAATAGGTGTAGTACCTAACATTAATCTTAATCTCTCCATACTAACACCTACTTAACAATATCATAGATAGTATTGTTATCTTTAATTGGGATTAAGTTATATTGTTGTTCTGTACCTACCCAGTATTGAAGAGCCTGCCCGTTCTGTTGGTTAGCTATCGTGTTACCTTTTAAATCATCTAAATTAGGTTGCCATTTAGGAGGGATTTCATCTCCATAACTTATATAAGGCTCTGCAATTTTGAAATGCCCATTCTTAACTACATA